CGACGGGGACGTATGGGTTCCGGATCGCGTGGACGGCTCCAGGCGACGCGAAGCGGACGGCCCTGGCCGGCGTCTGCGAGGTGCGGGCATGACCGTTACCGTCGTGGCGACGGAGTCACCGATCAAGGTGGTCGCCGCTGGCGACGGAGTGGATGTAACGTCGCCCACGACGAAGATCCTCACGACGGTGTCCGCTGGTGCGGGACCGCAAGGCCCGCAAGGCGAGCCGGGCGAGCCTGGCAGCACCGGGCCGGCTGGCAGCACAGGCCCCAAGGGCGATCAGGGAGATCCCGGCCCGCAAGGCGAAGCCGGCCCGAAGGGCGACGCCGGGGACCAGGGCGATCCGGGCGATCCCGGGCCGCAAGGGCCGACGGGGCCGGCTCCGTTTGTCATGCGCGGGGCCTGGGACGGGTACACGGTCTACGGAGTGGGCGATGCCGTGACCCACAACGGGTCGCTCTACTGGCTCCCGACGACCGGCGGATGGACGATCGGCGGCGCGCCGCCCGCCTACAACTGGGAGCTCGTCGTCGAAAAGGGCGACCAGGGCGAGACCGGCGAGGCCGGCGCGACCGGCGACACGGGGCCGCAGGGTGAGACTGGACCTCCCGGGACGACGACCTGGGCCGGCATCACGGACAAGCCCTCGACGTTCGAGCCGTCGGCACACACTCACGGCAACCTGACGAACGCCGGCGCGATCGGGTCAACGCCAGACCAGATCGCCATCACGACTACGGGCGGAGTCCTGACAACTACCCCGACGCTGTACGAGCACCAGGTCTACGTCTCCGACATGGCGACGGGGAATTTCGGCACCGACGACCAGCTCGGCTACGTCATGCAAAACATCGACGGCGCGCTGAGCTACACGAACGGAACCGTCTCGTCGCTGAGTGGCACGGTCTCGACGAACACGACGAATATCTCGACGCTCCAGACCTCGGCAACGTACCTCCCGGGATATGACGGAATCGCGGACGCCGACGACTGGGTCTCTCGGGTGTCGACCGCTGGAGGATCCGTATCGACCGCGACACGCGCGGCCGTCACCCGGTTCTGCGTGGCGATCGCTGCTGCCGGCCTGCGGTCGAAGATCTGGAGGCTGAACGTCTTCTGTGGGTCGTCGCTCACGGCGGCGCTGGTGCCGATCTACCGCGGCCCGAGCCGGACCGGCACCCAGTACGGGAACACGACGGACACGAACAACAACTTCGTCTCGGGCTCGTACGCCGAGGCCACAGGCCTGACCGGCAACGGCACGACGCGCTACCTCACGCTCGGGACGTTCGCCCAGCTCCGGACGAGCTGGGCGACGGGGCACATCGGGATCGACTACACCGGCGCGGATGCACCAAACCGCTACCTGATCGGTGGATTCTTCAATGAACCAATAACGAGCCCACGAGGTTGGTATCTAATCTGGGGCGGCACGACCTGGGGCTTCACTGGCGTGTTCGGCAACCCGACAAAAAGCGGGCTCACGCAAGCCGCGAACCTCAAAATCGTGAACCGGAGCTCATCGACGAGCCTCTGGTTTTATGAGGCGGGCGAGCGGGTCTCGACCGAGGCGACGACGACGAACACATCGACCGAGCAACCCCTCGGGCAATTCTGCATTATGGCCGCGAGCTATACGAACGTCTCGGGGGGCGCCGCGACGACGAGCGTGAACGGGTACGCGCCAGCCGTCGGAACGTGCCGAGGCTACACGATCGGCGACGCGATGACGCAGTTTCAGATGTACGCCTTCGGTGCCGCGTGGCTCCGCCTCCAGCAGGAGCTCGGCCGATGACACTGGCAGACCTGACGCTCCCCCTGGCCTACGAGATGGCCGTCGACCTGGCCCTCGTGTTCGGCGACCCGATCGCCGCGCGGCTCGCCGAGATCCAGGAGCAGCACGGCAGCCCGTCGCTCCACGTCTCGCCCGTCCGGCTGACCGACGGACGCTGGATGTGCTGCGCCGACCTGCTCTCCGAGGTCGGCCCCGGCGGCCTGCTGGCCGAGGGGTTCTCGCACCTGGACCGGAGCCGGTTCGCCGAGATCGAGGTCGTCCCCATGTCGGTGATCATGCCGCTCGTGCCGCGACTCCTGGAGCCTGGAGTCGATGCCTGACGCCGTCCCACGCTGGAAGCCTCCGAGGCTGAAGTCGCCGCGGACGCGGGAGCAGGCACACTACACGACCTCGCGGTGGGCCGCGATCAGGCGGGCAGTGATCGTCCGGGACGCCGCCCGCTGCCGCGTCTGCCTGCGAGCCGTCGGCGGCCGCGAGCTGCACGTAGACCACATCCTGCCGCTCGAAGACGGCGGCACGGACGACCTGGCGAATCTCCAGGTCTTATGCCGCGCCCACCACGCTCAGAAGACGATCGCCGAGCAGCGGAGGCGCGGATTTATCTCGTGATGGGGGGGTGGGGTCGGTCGAAGCCTGCCATTTTGTCCCTAGTCTCGCGTGCCCTCCGCGCGAATTTCCGGCCGTTTTCGAGGTTGTTTCAAGGAGCAGTCATGGGGAAACGAGGACCACGCAAGCAGCCGACGAAGCTACGCCTCCTTCGTGGCGACCCATCCAAGGAAGGCCGCCACGAAGGCGAGCCGCTGCCTCCGGCCGGGCCGCTCGAAGCATCGCCGCACCTCCAGGGCGAGGCCCTCGCGATGTGGAACCGACGCGCCCCGCAGCTCGCGTCGATGGGCGTCCTGACGGTCGCCGACCGCGAGACCCTGGAACGCTACTGCCTGACTTACGACCTGTGGCTGGAGGCCTACCGCGAGGTGAAGGCGAACGGCCTCGCGGCCAGCATTGGATCAGGCCGTCGGGTTGGCAACCCTGATGTCGTGGCGCTCCGCGGGTTCGCGGCCGACCTGCTCAAGATCGAGCAGGAGTTCGGCTGCACGCCGAGCAGCCGAGCCGGTCTGGTCGTGAACAATGCCACCCAGAAGGACGAGTTCGAGGAGTTCCTCCGCGAAACCTCGTAAGCCGCGAGCCGCCAAGCCGGACGCCAGGCCCGAGGCCGTGGCCGGGTTCACCTACGAGCAGGCCCGCGCGAACAAGGTGATCAGGTTCGTCGAGTCCTTCTGCCAGATGTCGAAGGGGGAATGGGCCGGCCGGCCCATGCAGCTCCTGGAGTGGCAGAAGCGCGACATCATCGAGCCGTTGTTCGGCTGGGTCGACGCGGAGAAGCGACGCCGCTACAGGACGGCCGCGATCTTCACGCCGAAGAAGAACGGGAAGTCGACGCTGCTGTCGGCCCTGGCCCTGTACCTGACGGTCGCCGATGGCGAGCCCGGGGCCGAGGTGATCTCCGCGGCGAGCGATCGAGCCCAGGCCGGGATCATCGCCCGCGAGGCGGCCTCGATGGTCCGCTCGTCGCCGCACCTGGCGAAGCGGCTGGAGGTGATCGACTCGCGGAACACGATCGTCCACCGGGAGAGTGGCTCCAGGTACACGGTCATCTCGGCCGACGGGTTCCGGGCCGAGGGTCTGAACGCCTCGGCCGTGCTCCTGGACGAGGCCCACGCGCAGCGTGACACCAGGCTCTACGACGCCCTCCGCTACGCCGGTGCGGCCAGGCGATCGCCCATCGTGATCTCGATCTCGACGGCGGGCTATTCGCGACAGCCTGGTGACCTGTGGTGGCAGCTCTGGCAATACGCGGAACGGGTCCAGGCTGATCCGTCCGTGGACCCGTCGTTCTTCGGGAAGATCTACCGGGCCGACGAGGACGCCGCCGACTGGTTCGACGAGCGGCAGTGGTTCAAGGCGAACCCGAGCCTCGGGACGACGATCTCCCTCGACTCGTTCCGGGCCGACGCCCTGGAGGCGAAGCAGAACCCCGCGAAGCTCAACGCCTGGCTCCGCTACAGGATGAACGTGCCCACGGAGACCGACTCCAGGTGGTTCGCCCCCGAGTCCCTGGCCGCGTGTGTCGCCGATCCGCCCGAGCCGCTCGACGGCCGGCCCTGCTACCTGGGGCTCGATCTAGCGAACAACATCGACCTGACCTGCGCGGCGTTCGTGTTCGGCAACCCGGACGGATCGTACGACGTGGACACGATCTACTTCGTCCCCGAGAACACAATCGCCGAACGCGAGCGGAAGGATCGGATCCCTTACTCCCAGTGGATCCGCGAAGGCTGGGTGATCCCAACCGACGGCGCCAGGCTCGACCACGACCGCGTCGCCGCGACGATCGTGGACTACGCCACGAGACACCACGTCCGGAAGATCGGGGCGGACCAGTGGAACCTCGGCAGCGTGGCGACCCAACTTCAGCGGGCAGGGCTCGAAGTGCAGGCTATACCGCAGTCGATCGGTGCCCTGACGGGGCCGTCGAAGTTCCTCGAAGGGCTCGTGGCCGCGCGCAAGATCCGGTGGCGCTCGCCGGTCCTGACCTGGAACTTCGGGAACGTGCAGCTCGCCGAGGACACCAGCGGGAACATCAAGCCGGACCGGGGACGCTCGACCGAGAAGATTGACGGAGCAGTCGCGACGATCATGGGCCTCGCGCTCGCGATGACTGACACAGCAGGGCAGGCCGACTCCTGGGACATCGTCGCACTATGACCGCGAAGAAGCAGCCCGCCGCCCGAAGGCCGTCCCGGCGCAAGACGGCCTCAAAGCCGCTGGAGTTGCGGTCGATTCCCACGGGCTGGGCGCTCGACGGATACCACGAGATCGCCCCACACACGGCGATCCGGGTCACGGCGATCCTGGCGTGTGTCCGGTTCCTGGCGCAGTCGCTGGCGTCGATGCCGCTCCACATCATGCGGACGCTGCCGAACGGCCGCCGCGTGAAGGCCGAAGATCTCCCCGGCGACACCTACAGGGTTCTGACCAAGCGGCCCAACGGCTGGATGTCCTCCTACGAGCTGACCGAGCTCGTGATCCATCACACCGCCCTCTACGGGAACTCCTACTGCCGGATCGTGCCGGGGCCGCGCGGGTTCCTCCAGTCGCTGGAGCCGCTGCACCCGTCGCGAATGACGGTCAGCCGGCTGGCCGACAAGTCGCTCTCCTACTCGTACATGGGCGACGGGAACGAGTCGCGGATCTTCTCGCAGGACGAGATCCTTCACGTCCGATGGCTCTCCGATAACGGCTACCTCGGGATGGTGCCTGCCGAGCTGTGCGGCACGTCGATCGCCCTGGCCCGCAAACTCGACACCGCCGCCTCGGCCTACTGGGACAACGCCGCGCGGCCGGACATCGTCCTGGAGACACAGGAGCAGATCCCGGCCGAGGCGATGAACACGCTCCGCGAGCAGTGGCGGGAGATGTACGGCGGCCCGCGGAACCGCGGCCGGACGGCTGTCCTCCCGAAGAAGGTCCAGGCAAAGACGCTCCAGGGCGACAGTCAGGAGGCGTCCGGCTTCCAAGAGCTGCGGAACGCCCTGGTCGGCGAGATCGCCCGGGCCTTCGGTGTGCCCTCGACCCTCGTGGGTGACTCCGCGATGGCGCGATGGTCGAACGTGGAACAGGAGTTCCTTACCGCCCAAGTGTTTTGCCTGCTGCCCTGGCAGCGGCGGCTGGAGGGCGCGATCGACCGCTCGATCCTGTCGACCTACGACGGGGTCTACGCGAAGCTCGACGGCCGCGGCCTGCTCCGTGGCGACACGGCCGCCCGGTCGCAGCTCTATCAGGCGATGTGGTCGATGGGCGCGATCCGCCCGAACGAGATCCGCGACCTCGAAGACCTGCCGCTCCTCGACGATCCCGCGGCCGACGAGACCTACGTGCAGCTCGGGTTCTCGACGCTGGGGGCGGCGGCACAGCAGGCGGCCGGGCAGCAGTCCAGCCGCTCGTTTCGTTATTCATCAGATCAGCCGCGCGACCCAAACGGACAATTCGCGGGCGGCGGCTCTGGCGGTGAAGGTGGCGGTGACGGCGCAGGCGGCGGCGGAGGTGGTTCGTCAGGAGGTTCTGGAGTGGTTGGAGGGTCCGATTCACAGCCGGCTACACCACAGCAGAAAGTACGACGCGAGCGACTGCGAGATCGAATTGAGGGCACGCAGAAGGAAGCAGACAGGGAAGTTCAGAAGATCTCAAAGAAGCTTGAAGGGCTGAAGAAACAGAAGGCCGAGCTGGAGCAGAAGCTCGCCGCGATGGATGGGGCCAAGAAAAGCGCAGCCGAGCATTTTGCCGCCCGGATGAAGGACATCGCCAGGGTCAAGGAGGAGAAGGTCGCAGCAGCTCGCGCAAAGTACGAGCAGAAGATGAAGCAGATCGCCGAAAAGTTCGGCAAACGCGGCATAGATCAGGACATGAACGAAGTCGAGGCGCTGCTTCTGGAGGCTGCCGATCTGCTGGCCGTGCTGGCGAAAGAGTCCTCCGGTCTCGACCAGGTCTACGCGGACATCGAGTCGTTTCTCTCCACGATCTGACTGAGGCTAGACCATGCTCGAACGACGCTACCTCTCCTTCGCGGACCTCGGGGACGACGGCCTGGGAATCGAGGCCAGGGCGGACGGCCCGGTCGTGATCCGCGGCATCGCCCCGCCGTGGGACAGCCTGTCCGTGGACCTGGGCGGGTTCCGCGAGAAGTTCGCCTCAACGGCGTTCGACAAGATCCTCGGCCGGCACAAGAACGACCCGCGCGGCCCGGTCGATGTCGTGGGCCTGTTCAACCACGACGACTCCCAGGTTCTGTCGCGGACCACGAACGGCACGCTCCGGATCCAGAAGGACTCGCGCGGCCTGGCCTACGAGATGGACCTCCCCGAGACGCAGCTCGGCCGCGATCTGGCCGTTCTGATCCGCTCGAAGACTATCTACGGCAGCTCGTTCGCGTTCTCCGTCAGTGCCGGCGGCGAGCAGTGGACGGCGGACGAGAAGGGCAACCCGATCCGGACGATCCACGAGGCCGCGGGCCTATACGACGTGTCGCCAGTGACCCGGGCCGCCTACCCCTCGTCGTCCCTCGGGCTCCGCTCGATCGAGGCCTGGAAGGCCGCGCGGGCCGTGGCCGCCGACGGCGGGCTCCAGATCTCGATCGACTTCGACCAGACGTTCACAGCGGCGCCTGGGCTCTGGCGGTCCTTCATCGCCGACGCGGTCTCCCGCGGGAACCGCGTCTGCTGCATCACGAGGCGCGAGGACACCGAGGAGAACCGGGCCGCTGTCCGGGACGCCTTCGGCGACTCCTTCGACGGGCTGTCGGCCCTTGTGCTCTGCGGCCCCGGCGAGCAGAAGCGGGCCGCGGCCCAGGCCGCCGGCCTGGAGGTCGACATCTGGATCGACGACACGCCCGAGACGATCCCCGAGGCGACGACCAGGTCGTTCAAGGTCTCGACGCTCCTGGGGGCAAAGGCCGCAGCGGCGGCCGCCGCCGCCCGGATGAACGCGGAGGCCTCGTGAGCACGCCGGCCAACTGCACACGCTGCGGCGAGCGTATGCGGGTCGCGACCTCGAAGCAGGCCTCGGCCGACGTGCAGCTCCAGTATCTCGTCTGCCCGGCCTGCCGGGCACGGCGATCGCGTGAAGTCCCAGCCGGTCTCGTGTGGAGGAGGAAACGATGAGCATCTCCGAGGCACCGATCAGGGCCGGCTCGGCCTACACGGACATCGCCCAGGCCGTGAAGGCCTACATCACAACTGCGAAGCTCGTGTCGTCCGACGGGCTCACATGGATCGAGTTCGGCGACCTGCTGGTGGGCCTGCTGCGGCTGGCGATCACAGGCGCCGAACTCCTTGATCTGCCCGGCCCGGCGAAGAAGGAGATCGTCCTGGAGGCGGTCGCCGCTCTGTTCGACTCCGTGGCCGACTACGCGGTCCCGACGATGCTCCTGCCGCTATGGCTGGCGGCCCGCCCGGCCGTCCGGTCGCTCGTCCTGTCGCTCGCCTCCGGGGCGATCGAGCAGCTCCTGCCGCTACTGAGGGCCGCCGCATGATCACGGCCGCGCTGATCCTGGGGGCTGCGTTCGCGTTCGCCGGCCCCGACGTGCTCGTCCAGATCCGCGAGCTGATGGCGAAGCACGCTCCGAAGGTCGGCCCCCGGCAGGCCCTGGCCGTCGCCCTGCTGGTGGCCGCCCTGCTCTCCTGGTCCGGCTCGCAGCGGGACGCCTCCCCGACGCCGGCCCCCGACGCCGGGCCGCTCGTGCTGCGAGGCCTGTTCCGTGGGCCGTCTGCCGCCGAAGATGCGAACACGATCGCGGCCCTGACCGAGGAACTGGCGGCCGAGATCGAGTGGGACGGGCTCCAGCCCGAGCCCATGTTCCGGACAGGAGTCTCGATCGACACGCTCCGGGACCGCGCCCGCGAGCTGCGTTGCCGCGGGATCTCGATCGGCGCCCGCCAGCCGGCGGCACGCGACGCGATCGCGGCCTACCTCGAACAGGCCGTCGGCAAGTCCGGCGGGCCGATCTCACCAGAGCAGCGGGCGCGGTGGATCACGGCGTTCCGCGACATCGCGAGGGCCGCCGCCGATGTCACACGCTAAGGCGTTCCGGTTCTTCGTTGTCGTGCTGCTCGTGGCCCTGGCGGGCCTGGCGTGGACACACTCCACAAGGCCTACCAGCACGCTCGTCGCCGGCAACTACGGCTACAACGCGAACCCGGCAGGCGTCCGGGAGTTCCTCGGGGAGCTCGACGACCCGCTCTGGCGCAGTGCCGGAGCCGAGTGCCTGGCGAAGGCGCAGGGGAAGGACACGTTCCTGTACCGCTACGCGGACCGGGCACACCGGGCCGTCTACGGGACTCCGTTCGGTCCGTGGAACCAGGGCTCGCACGGATCGTGTGTGTCGTTCGGCTGGGCGATGGGTTCGTACATCGGCCAGTCGGTGGACTGGGCCACGGGTGCGACCGCCGACGCTCCGCGTCTGGTCGCCACCGAGCCCATATACGGGGGATCCCGCACGGCCGGCCGACTCCCGCCTGTGACGTTCGCCGGCTGGAGCGACGGATCCTACGGGGCCGCCGCGGCCCGCTGGGTGGCCGGCTTGAAGAACGGCCACGGCGGGATCCTGTACCGCGAGAAGTACGGCGAGACGGATCTCTCCACTTACTCGATCCCCAGGTCCAAGGAGTGGGGAGCGTACGGCGTCCCGCCGGACCTGGCGAAGCGGGCGAACGAGCACACGGCGAAGGCGGTCGCCCTGTGCGAGACGTACGAGGGCCTGTGCGCCGCCCTGGAGGCCGGCTTCTGTGTGCCTGTGTGCTCCAACGTGGGCTTCGCGGCCAGCACCACCAGGGACGCTGACGGCTTCCTGAGAAGGGGCGGGCAGTGGAACCACTGCCTCCTAATCTGCTCGGTCCGCTACGCGAAGAACGAAGGCAAGCGGGACGGAGTCCTGGTGTTGAACTCGTGGGGCGACCGCTGGGTGGGCGGGGCAAAGTGGCCGGCCGACCAGCCCGACGGATCGTTCTGGATCTCGCCGGCCGACGCGGCCGCGATCCTGGCCCAGGGCGACTCGTTCGTGATCGGAGGCGTCCACGGGTTCGCATGGCGAGACCTGCACCACGGCGACTGGCTCGACGAAGGGGGTGAGAAGTGATCGAGATCTCGAAGCGGAACCTCGTGCTCGTGTGCGCCCTGTGCCTGGCGGTCGGCTGGTGGAACTCCACCGGCGCCGTTCCGCTCCCCGGCCCGTTCTCCCCGCCGGCCCCGGACCGTCCGGTTCTCCGCTGGATCGCCCGCGCGGCAAAGAGCCTCCTGTGGATCGCGATCGTGGCCGACCCGCCGCCGGCCCAGCCGCAGCACCTGGTCCGAGCCCAGGTCGGCGAGGACGGCTACCAGCAGCTCGAACACGCGAGGGGGTGGTGATGGCCGCGCTCTGGTCTTGGATCCTGGCGTTCCTCGTCTGGCTGTCGGCCGGCGACGTCGCATCGCGCGACGAGGCCCCGAGGGCGGCCGCCGCCGTGGCCGCGGCCCGCGCGAGCATGGAGCCCGGCTCCGCGAATGTTCTGCCGTAGTACGGGGCAACTTCAGCGGCGAGTGCGCGGATCCTACGTTGGCGTGTGTTGTTGATCGAACACCCGAACACAAGGACTCCAGCCCATGTCGCTCAAGCGCCGCCGCCTCCAGGACGAAGCCGCCACCCTGACCGCCCAGATCGAGGAGCTGCGGGCCGTGACCCCCGACTCCGACGAGCAGTCGGCGAGCATCGAGGAGCAGATCACGGCGGCTGCCGCCCGCTGCGAGCAGGTGACGAACGAGCTGCGGATCGAGAACGAGATCGACGCCAAGGTGAAGGCGCTCCGCTCCGTCGTCGTGGACGACTGCGAGGCCAGGAGCGTGATCGAGACCGCCGAGAAGAAGGGGACCGTCGTGAGCAACACCGCAGACAAGTACCTCCGCAGCCTGGCCCGCGGCGAAGTTCGCGCCTGGTCCGAGGGTGGCGCGAACCTGGGCGCCGAACTGGTGCCCTCCGAGGTCTACAGCTCGGTGATCAACGTCCTGAACCGGGCGAGCGTGGGCGCTCGGCTGGCCTTCGTCGTCAGCACGCTGGCGAAGAAGATCACGCTCCCGAAGCTGGGCGCGGCCTCGGCCTCGTTCTACTCCGAGGCGGCCGAAGTCAGCCCGTCCAACATCGCCACGACTGGCGTGGACGTGAACCTGTTCGGCATCCGCTCGATCCTCGACGTGTCGAACGACATGATCGAGGACGCGGTGACGGACATCGGTGCCCTCGTGACCGCGGCCTTCGGGACGGCGTTCGCCTCGAAGATCGACCACGCCTGGCTCCAGGGTGACAATACCGCTGGTGTCGACGGGCTCGTCGGAGAGGTGACGCAGTCGGTGGCTGTCGCGTCTGCGAAGGCGACGACCGCGGCCGACCTGGCCGAGCTGATCGGCAAGGTCGACCCCCTCGCGGCGAATACCGCTTGGGTGTGCAGCCCCGAGGGCTACGGTGCCCTGATGGCTGCGAACGCCGGCACCGGCACAATGATGCTCGCCGACGCCAGCCTGCCGACCGTGTTCGGCCGGCCGGTCTACACGACGAACCAGATGCCCTCGGGCACGCTCGTCCTCTACGGTGATTTCAGCCTGAGCACCGCGGTGGCCGTCAAGGCCTCCGGGTTCCGCGTCGATGCCCTCCGCGAAGTGCGGTCGGCCTTCGACCAGGTCCGGTTCGTGGGCAAGCAGCGGGTGGGTATTACGAACCACGCCCCCGAGTTCGTCGCGAAGCTGATCATCGACTGACGCCTCCAACCACCACCCCCGGGCGACGCTCCACGAGCTCGCCCGGGGGTAGCTGGCGGCTGATCCGGACGCCCTGGCAGCCGCAGTCGGCAGCCGGGGCGTCGTCACATCCTGGAGGCTTCCCATGCGGCCCCGCTCGGTCTCGGTCCTGACGCCCCCGATCGCCGAGCCGGTGACGCTCTACGAGGCCCGCGAGCACCTCCGGCTGTCGCCGGACCAGACGGACGACGACTCCCTCGTCCTGGGCCTCCTGGCGACCGCCAGGCGGGTCGTCGAGCGGAGGCTGGGGCAGACGCTGACCGCGACCCAGTACCTGGCGACCTGGACGGACGGCGTCGCCGTGGCCGACCTCCCGTACGGGCCGCTGCTCGTGGGTGAGGACCACGCCCTGGTCGTCGAGGCCGACGGAGAGGCCGTCTCCCAGGAGACCTATGAGGTCGAGGGCGACCTGTCGGCGATCACGTTCGACTCCGTGCCCTCGGGGAAGCTCACGGTCTCCTACTGGGCCGGGGCCGAGCCGGGGATGGCGATCGCCCCGCAGCTCCGCTCCGCGATCCTCCTGCTCGTGGGGCACCTGTACGCGAACCGCGAGGCCACGACGGCCGACGGGATCGGCGAGCTGCCGATGGCGTTCGAGATGCTCCTGGCGAGCGAGTCCTCGACGGGGGCCTGGTGATGCCGCTCCCCGCCGGGATCCTCCGCGAGAAGTACGCGATCGAGTCGCCCACCGAGACGCGGAACGAGCTCGGGGAGAGTGTGCAGACCTGGTCCACACTGGCGATCGTGCGCGGCTCGTACGAGGCGACCACCTACTTCGAGCAGAGCCGGCGCGGCCAGATCGGCGGCACGGTCTCGGCGACGGTCCGGATCCGCTACGTGCCCGGAGTCACCGGGGCTATGCGGCTCCGCTGGATCTCGCGAGCCGACCGGATCCTCTACATCAGCGGCGTCGTGGAACGCGGGCACCGCGAGGAGCTCGAACTCTCCGTCGAGGAGCAGGCGACGTGATCAACGTGAACTGGAGCCAGCTCGTGGGTGGCGTCGAAGGCCTGGCGACGGCCTACGCGAACCTGCCCGGCCACATCGCCAAAAAGCACCTGCTCGCCTGCATGAAGCGGGCCGTCGTGAAGTCCGGAGGAGTAAAGCTGCTACGGCAGAACACCCCGCCCACCGGCACGAGGCGCGGCCGCCGCAAGAAGGGCGAGAAGGCGAAGTCCACCGGCGAGCTGCGGAAGTCGGTAATGGCGAAGTCGCGATGGATCGGGACGAACACGGGGGGCGTCGCGGTCGCCGGCCTGGGCTACCGCTACGGCTGGAACTCCAGGAAAGCGATCTGGAAGGAGTACGGCACGACCTGGCAGAAGGGCGAGCACATGATGCGAGACACCTTCAACTCAATCCGCGACCAGGTCGCTAGCCAGCTCGCGACGGAACTGGCGGCCGCCCTGGAAAAGGCACAGGGCGAAGTGAAGGGCAATCAAAACAAGGGATACGGAGGGTAGCGTGGCGATCCCCGAGGTGTGGATGAAGGCGGCCATAGAGGACGCCTGCGAGTGCCTGGCCTATCCGGTCGACGCCCCGGAGGGTGCGGCACCTCCGTACGTGACGTTCGCCAGGGCCTCGACCACCCGCGACACTGCCGCCACCCTCGACAACGCGGTCCCCAACGTCCTGGGCACGTTCTCGGTCTCGATCTACGCCGACTCCTACCTTCAGGCGAAGGAGCTGGCGGATGCCTGCCGCGAGGGGCTCCACAACTTCAGCGGGCAAGCCGAGGGGGTCACGATAGAGCTGTCGGCTCTGAACGACGAGGTCGACGGCCAGCCGGTCTACCTCGACGGCCGCGACCGGCCCACGTATTCGGTCGATCACACGTACGCGATCCACTGGGTGGAGTAGGAGACACGAGATGCCGCTGTCGTCGATGCCGAGTCCAGGGCCGTCGCTGCCCGCCGGATGCACGAACGTGAAAGTGAAGAACGTGGGAGCGGATCCCACGTCGTCGAGCAACAAGGTCGACGTGACGACGCTCAGTGATACGGCGCGTGTGTATCAGGACGCTCCGCTCGTCGACAACGGCGCGGGGGCCTCTCCTTCCGGAGTTACGACCACGGTCACCTGCTCCTTCTACGGGACTGCTCCATCGGTGACGCCTATTAGCACGACCAGCGGCTGGATATGCACCGAGGTCGAGACCGAGTACGCGGTGGGTGAGATGGTCAAGGGCACGGCCACGTACGTCTACAAGGAGGCGGAATAATAATGCCTGTCGCAACCTCACAGGGCCACACCTTCGGCGGGCTCTCAGGCCTGACGAACGTCAAGTACAAGTCCAGCCGCGACGATCCGACGAGCTCCTCGAACCGGATCGACGCCTCGACCCTGGATCTCGCGGAGGGAGCAGACCGGGTGTATGTCGATGGACTGCCGGACGCGGGGTCCGGCGCAGTGAGTGGCATTACCGAAACCGTCACGGCGACGGGCCTGTCGGGGGCGGCTCCGACGGTCGGGTCGACCTACGGCGGCTACAAGTGCACCGAGAGCGAGATCGAGTATGCCGTCGGCGAGCTGGTGAAGTGGACGGCGACGTTCAAGCAGTAGGAGTCCGCTCGTGGCCTACTTCGCCCAGGGGTCTTCCGTCAGTTTCGACGGCGCAACGCTCGGCCAGGTGCTGAACTGGGAAACTACGCCTGCCCAGGCCGTGACACAGGACACGACGAACTACGACTCCGACCTGGTCGGCACCGGGTGGGACAGTCGAGTCCTGAAAAGTCGCAACTGTACTGCCATTGAGCCGGGCACGGCGACTGTCACGATGCTAGGGAATCCAGGGTTTGCATGGTCCGACGTGGGCCACAAGGCAACTCTGACCGTGACCACTTCGATCGGTTCGCTGGCGTTCGAGGCGACGCTGATGAAGTACCAGATCCAGGGCGCTGTCGGCGAGCTGATGAAGTTCTCGGCCGAGTTTCAGTACACGGGAGGCTGACGTGGAGCGATTAGATGACCTGCTGGGCCTGGCCGACGAGCCTGTCGTCGTGACGATGCCGCGCACGAAGAAGGAGGTCCGCCTGCGGTGGCCCACCTTCGAGGAGTGGCACGCCCTGGCGACCGCTCACCGGAAGCTCGAAGGGGCCGACCCGTCGGCCGAACTTATGGTGAAGACGGTGGCCGTGTGTGTGGCCGACGACAAGGGCCGACGCAAGTACGGGGACGGCGACCTGGGGGCACTGACGGCCTCGGGGCCGCGGGCGCTGATGTGGCTCTACGGCAAGTGCTGGGAGACCGTGCTTCGGAACGACGAGCAAGCCATGCGGGAGGAGCAGGGAAAATAAAGGGCGAGCCGTGGGTGGCGTTCGCCTACAGGCTCGCCGCATACCTGGGGATCGCGAACGCGGACGAGATGATGGGCACGATGTCGGTCCGGCAGATGCGACGCTGGGCCGCAGCGTATCGGCTGGAGCCGTTCGGCGACGACTGGCGACGGTCCGCACGGCAGACGGTGGTCCTGGCAAACGCCCTGGGGGCGAAGGTTGCGGAGCACGCCGAGGAGATGTTCCTGCCGACCTACGACGGGAGTGAGCCGACGCAGACCGAGGCCGAGATGATGCGGGAGCTGATGAAGATCCCGGCCGCAATCAGGAACAAGGGGAAGGGCTGATGGCGAGCACGATCGGCAAAGTACGAGCAGTCTTCACGGCGTCCACGTCCGGGCTAACGTCCGGGGTGAACTCCGCGTCGGCCTCCATGAAAAGCATGGCCGCACAGGTCTCCAGTCTGCGGTCCGGGATGAATTCGCTGGTCGCGATCCAGGGGGCGCAACTGTTCGGGTCGATCGTATCCCAGGTCGGATCGGCCGTCTCGTCACTCGTGCGGATGGGCCAGGCCGAGGCCGAGGTGATCGACTCGACATCGAAGATGGCCGCCCGGCTGGGCATGACCTACGGCGAGCTCGCCGGGCTGGCCTACGCTGGATCGCTGGCCGACGTGTCGATGGAGACACTGGCTGGCGCGGCCACCCGTGCCGACGTGGCGTTCGTCAAGGCGTCCCAGGGGTCGTCCGTGGCGGCCGGGGCCTTCTCGTCGCTCGGCCTGTCGGTCGCTGAACTGAACGGGATGTCGTCGGCCGAACGGTTCGACGCGATCGCGACTGCTATATCCAAGCTGCCCACAGCCGCCGAGAAGTCGGCCGCAGCCGTCAAGCTGTTCGGCCGTGCCGGTGCGCAACTGATGCCGCTGTTCTCGGATGGGGCCGCCGGCATCGCTGCTGCCCGCAAGGAGGCCGAGGCCTTCGGGCTGTCGCTGACGAACGTCCAGGGGACGAACGTCGAGGCCATGAACGACGCCTTCACGCGCGCACAGAAGGCGGTATCGGGAGTCGTGCAGCAGGTCGTGGCCTACCTGGCTCCGGCCGTGCAGAGTGTGACGGACGCCTTCTCAACGTTCGTCGCCGGCGTGGGTGGTGCCAGCATCGGCCAGGCGATCGGCGACGCGATCCTACAGGGGGCCGTGTTCTTCGCGGGCGTGGCCGACTACTTCGTCACGAACGGGAAAGCCCTCTGGGACTACGTGTCGAGCGTGGGGGTGAGCTGGTCGGGCGTGTGGGAAGCCGGGAACCGTGTGGCGTCGTTCTTCTCCGGCGTCTTCAACATCGCGAAGGCAATCCTCGGGTCGCTGATTCTGGGCCTGACGAAGCCGCTCGAAGGTCTCGTCGTGATCGCGCAGAAGATCGGCTCCTACCTCGGGTTCGACACGTCCACGATCGACGCTCTCGTGGCCGGCGCGAAGGGATTCAATGAGTCGATCACGAACGACGTGAACGCTGCCGGCAAGCAGGCCGAGAAGGACTTCGCGGTGGCGTTCGGGGCCGCGAAACCGGCCCTCACGGCGGCGACTGCTGAGTCTGCCGGGTTCTTCAAGACCACGATCGAGCAGTCGATCGGCAAGGCCCGCGACGCCGCGACGCAGAAGGACGAAGCGGCCAGGCAGGCCATCAAGGTGACGCAGACAGTCGACGTGTCCCCGATCGTGAAGGGCATCGACTCGCGGTCCCGCGAGGGTGTCTCCGAGATGTTCCGACTCATGCGCGGCGGTGGCGGCGATGTCGCCGAGCAGCAGCTCGAAGTCCAGCGGCAGATCGCGGGCGGCATCCAGCAGCTCGTCGAGGGTGAAGGCGTCGCGGAATTCGCGTTCTAGGAGGTCCAGATGGCCGTCGTGGGGTACGCCGAGGTCGCGACCGGGACGAGCGTCTCCGGGAAGTACGGGGAGTCTCTCCGTCTGACGCGGAAGTTCATCGTTCGCGTCGACAACCCGAACACCTCGAAGGCACTGATCAGTGCCGCGCCTGGCGTGGCATGGGGAGCCCCCCATCCTGACGTGGCCGCCTGTAGGGCGATGGAGTTCGAGCTCTCCCCGCACGACGACGTCGCGATGTTGTGGATCCACACGATCACCTACTACGTGCCGCCGGCTGCGCGCAACCCAGACGCTAACGGCGTCCCACATGACGCCTGGGAGGCTGGCGGCGGCACGTCGACAGCCCCGGCGGTCTTGGACAAGTTCGGGGACTCCATCGTGAACTCTGCGGGCGACGCCCTGGACGGACTGGAGAAGGAGGAGTCCGAGTTCTCGTTCACGCTCACCAAGTTCTACCAGGACGACACCTGGGCGCAGGATGCACGCGACTACTCGAACTCCTGTAACTCCGACGCCTGGGGAGACGGCGATCCGCTCACGTGGAAGTGCGAGTTCAGAAGCGCGGCGAAGCGCGTCATCACGCCTGCCGACCCGACGCTTCCGGAGATCACGGTGGTCGAGACGAAGTGGGAGTTCCGGTACGACAAGACGACTTGGAAGCTGAAACCGTGGGACGTTGGTTTCATGCAGAAGGTCGACGCGAACGGAGATCCGAACACGCTGGGCGATCAGCGGGCGACGATCATAGGCAACGACGGAAAGGCCGTGAAGCAACCCGTCGCCCTGGAGAACGGCGTGGCGAAGGTCGCTGGCCTGGAGCCGGACGTGATCAACAACGGCGACGGGGTCGAGGTCTACGAGTCGCGGCAGTTCGTTGGCAAGTTCGGCCATCCGTTCATCATTGGCGTGCCGCCCATCAACTGAGGCTGAACCGTGGCGAAGGCGTCGAACAAGGTCGCGTTCACTGGCGACGCTGCCGCGCGCGTGGCGCGGGCGACCCTGGCCTACGAGCGCGGAGGAAGGGACAAGGCCCCCATCACGTTCCGCCAGGTCGGCGACGAAGGAGATCCCGTCAGGCTGGGAAAGACGACAACGGCGTGGGAAAAGGGGTCGCTCGCGACGATCGAGCTGTACGAGCAGGGCACCCCGCCGACGGAGGCGAAGAAGCTCCCTCCGGACACGCTGGAGGAGTGCGTCAACAAGTTCGCAGACGTGGAGGCCGACCGCTGGGTGATCGTCGCCCGTGGCAGGAACGGATACTGGTACTTGATCGCCGCGGAGTGCTGATGTGGTCATCTTGCCGTGTTCGCTGTGTTGCAACAAATGCGAGTGCGGCGAGTGCCAGTCGGTGGTGGCCGACTGGACGATCGACACCGCGAGCGGCGTGACGTATTCGGGAACGACCGCGGAGTTCTCGTGCTCGACCACGACCTCGTATGACGAGGAGTTCGGCTGGGTGAACAACACCGAGTACGCGATTGTCAACGGCGTCAACGTCGCAGACCTGGACAAGCCGGAGGGCGACGGGTCAAACATCGTCGCTTCGGTGACTTGTCGATGTGGGCCGATTTATTCGCTGGAGCGTGGGGAGTGGCTCGTCGACGTGTCGCTCTCGATCAGTACGCGGATCCCGGCGCCGGGGTCTGGCTCGACGAGCCCGCCTGTAAGCGGGTTCTGTAACTGGTCCGGCATCGTCAAGAAGTGCGAACAGTCGGGGTTCCCCGTCATCAAGCGGGACGATCTGACGCTGGTCAGTCAGTCCGGCAGCCTAGGTCTAACGGGCTGCGCCGACTTTGACTTCCAACTACGGACGGTTCCGTGACGGAGACGATCGAGGAGATCCGCGACCGGGTCGCCAGGCTGCGGCGGCCTGGGCTCGGGGATGCTGTCGCCGCCGGACTGGCCGCCGTCGGGATCACGCCTGCCCTGGTGAAGCGGATCACCGGCAGGCCGTGCCGATGCAAGCAACGGCAGCAGAAACTAAACGAGTTCGGGGCATGGATCGGCGACAGGCTACGGGGACGATGAACTGACCACGGAGGGCGAGCAATGGCGAAGCCGAAGGACAGCATCCAGCACCGCGCTATAGCCCTGATCCGCCAGTTCCCCGAGTGGCCGGCCAGGACGCTGGCCCGCCGGCTCGTTGAGGACACAGGCGGCGCGATCACGCTCGACGCGGCCCGCTCGCGGATCCGCCAGGAGCTGGGCCAGATTGGGAACGCCGCGCAGTCCGCACGGAAGGGCGCTGGATCCTGCCCGAGGCCTGCTCGCAAGCCGGGCCAGACGGTCGAGATGCCGAAGTCCCAGGCCGAGTCGTGGGGTCCGTACACGTTCGAGGTCGTCGGCCTGGTCGGGGTGCTCTCCGATGTCCACGTCCCGTACCACTCCGAGAAGGCCCTGGCCGCGGCCGTCGCGTACCTGAAGGAGCGGAAGATCTCCGGCCTCGTCCTGAACGGCGACATCTGCGACTTCTACGCGATCAGCCGGTTCATCAAGAACCCGGCGAAAAGAAACTTCCGCCGGGAGCTGGAGCAGGTGCGGCAGTTCATGGGGTGGATCCGCCAGGAGTTCCCGTCGATCCCGATGGTGATGAAAGCGGGGAACCACGAGGAGCGGTGGAAGCACTGGCTGTGGCAGCACGCCCCCGAGGTCTCGGACGGCCCGGAGATGGGCCTGCCTGCCTGGCTCCACCTGGAGCGGCACGACATCGACCTCGTCGAGGACGGCCGGCCGATCATGGTCGGCAAGCTGCCGATCCTGCACGGGCACGAGAAGGGGGCCGGGTTCGCGGCCCCGGTGAACCAGGCCCGCGGGGCGTTCCTGCGGCTCCACCACACGGTCCTCGAAGGGCACGGCCACCGGACCTCGGCCCACTGTGAGCCCGATATGTTCGGCCGCGAGGTTTTCACTTGGTCGACCGGCTGTCTGGCCGAGCTGCGGCCCGAGTACGCCCGTTTCGCGAAGTACAACCACGGGTTCGCGACAGTAAGAGTTTCGGAGGACGGTGAGTTCGACGTGATGAACCTTCGGATCGTAGACGGGAAGGTCCGGTCCTCGTGATCCTCACCGACGAGCACCTGGTCGAGGCCGAGCAGCGGGCGCGCCGGTTCTCCGGGGCATGGACGGGCACCAGCGGAACGCTAGCCTTGTTCCTGATGCACGCCATCACCGAGATACGGGAGCGACGGATGAAAGAGCAGGACGGCGGGACGGTGCGATTCGCGACCGGCGCTGTGCGGTCGAGCGACGCGGAGGCGACACGCTACGACCTGGTCTCACCGATCGGCCTGGAGGCCGTCGCCAGGGCCTGCGCCGAAGGGGCCGCGAAATACGGCGACTACAACTGGGAAGCCGGGATGCCGGTGAGCGACCTACTGAATCACGCCCTCCGGCACGTCTACCGCTACCTGGCCGGAGACCGCTCCGAGGACCACCTGGGCCACGCTGCCTGGGGGATGCTCGCGGCGATCCACTCCGAGGCCGTGTGGCCCGAACTGAACAGCGGCACGCTACGCGGGCCGGGATGTAAAGCGCCGGGGTGACGGCAGAACACGGAAGATCAGCAGCGGCGGACGCAAGACATGACAACAACCACCGACGTTAATCCGCCGTCTGCTGCTCAATGCGGAGACGCTGAAATCGCGCGGCTGCGGCTTCAGTCGGCGCACGCAGAGATCGAACGACTCCACACCGCCATCCGCCGCCTCGCGGAGCAGGACGCCACGCTGTCGGTCTGCGGCGGCAACGTGACGGTGACAATGGACGCCACGCTCACCGCCGCAGAGCGGGAGGCGGTGGAGGTGGCCGCGGCGGCATACGCGGACGATCACGGCGAGCGGTTCGCGGCCACGCTCCGCGCGTTGCTGGAGCGGCTGAAGTGAGAACACGCAGGATAAGCGGCGGCTCCGCCGTCCGGAACTACGCGGCGAAACCGAATGGTTGGATTCCTGTTACGGAGCGACTGCGCCGCCAGGGCATAGACCCGCCGCGAGATCCTGCCACGCTTAGGGCTGGTTCGGTTTCCCCTAGCGAAAGGACTCGCCCTATGCGTTCGCTCGTTCTTGTTCTCGCCCTCGTCTCGTCGGCCGCCGTGGCTAACGACGTGATCGTCGCCCCCCGCCGGTCCGTCGTCGTGACCGCCCAGGATCACGCCACGATCATCGCCAGGCGTGGGACGCTCGTTCACTCGTCCTGCGGACAGTGCGAGGGCATCGGCTGCGGATCGACGCCGGAGGCCGCCCGCCGGGCCTGCTGCTTCTTCGGGAAGCGGGTCATCGTCGAGGAGGGGTGCGCCTACTCGCCGGTTACGCGCCGCTGGTACGCGGTGATCCGCTACCGCTGATCGACTTGGTGTGGGTGCCGCCGTGGGAGCCGAGCCCACGGCGGCCGCACCGGTCGTACCGGTCGTGCGTCGCCGGATTCAAACCCGCCGCACATCCGGGGACGGGATTCTCGAAAAGGTCAGGCTACGCCGATCGTGCCGGAGGATCCGGGTCCGGACGGAACACGCGGGGCAGTGACTGCCAGGCCTTCGGCCGACGCGAATCGACGACGCGAGGGTCCAGGTACGAACGCCTGGTGATCCGATCCGTCGAGTGCCCAAGGTAGCTTGTCGCGTCCAGGCCGGCGGCCGCGAGGTGCGACGCGGTCGAACGCCGGAGGGCGTGGAACTGCACGTCGCGTCCATCCCCGAGGCCGGCCCGCCTGGTGATCGTCTTCCAGCGTTTCCGTAGGGCTGTGCCAGACGCGACCCACCAGAACACGGTCGGCCCCTCGTGCCGGCTGACGGCGTCCACCAGGTCCGACGCCTCGGGCGACAACTCGTAGACCCGCTCCTGACGGCGGCCCTTCCGGATCGCGGCCGGGACCATGAGGGCGGGTCGCGTCCAGCAGTGTCGCGGCGTGTTGAGGATCGCGGAGATCCGCTCGCCGGTCTCCAGGCCGACGGCGATCAGGGCCGAGAAGAACACGCGGGCCGGGACCGGGCCGACCCAGCCGTATGAGAGCTGGGCCGAGTCCGCCAGGCGGGCCAGCTCGTCGACCGTGAACGCGCGGGGGACACTCTGCGGGACGAGCTCGGGGGCGACCGTCGGCCGCAGCCGCACAAGCCCGCGACCCTGGGCGAGGTTCCACAGGGCGAGGATCCCGGACCGCTCGCGGGCCACGCTGTTCGGCGACTTCGTGGCCGACATCGCGGTGAGCCACTGGGAGACGACCAGGTCTTCGAGGTCGTCTAGGACCGCCGGCCGGCCGAGCCACTTGGAGAACTGCGTGATCGCGTGCCGGAGCAGGCGGACGCTTTCCGGGGAGCGGCCGCGGAGCCGCAGCGGGACGTAGATCGTGTCGAGAAATGTGGTGAGTCTCATGGCGTGAACCTCCGAACTAGGGATAGGCCACGCTTCCGTGCGGTGATCATCCTCCGCGGGCGGGATTCTGGTCGTAACGGTCGTGCGGATTGGCCGCCGCACGGCTGGTCATGGCACCTTTTCGTCCTGTCCCCGCCACTAGAGAAGGTTGCGATCCCGTCCTGGGACGCAACCTCGGCCGAACGGTCGGCCACTGAACGCTACGCGGCTGGTTCGCCAAAAGGCAAACCGCCCGCGTTGATTCGGGCACGGAAGGCCCTACGCTGCGGAGGCGATGGAAATGCCACTCCCCAAGGACCGCAAGCTCTGCTCGACCCGCGAGGCGGCCGAGATCTTCGGCTGCACGATGGGCCGGATCCGGCAGCTCGCCCTGGCCGGGGAGCTGTGGTGCGGCCACCTCCACGACCGGGCACTCGTCTACGACCTGGACGAGGTCAAGCGGAAGGCCAAGATCAAGCCCCCCACGGGCCGGCCCCGCGTTCGAGACGCCTCCTAGGTTTCCCCCTCAAGTCCTGTTCAGGTCTGGGTCGATGGTAGTTCTAACCACGTCGCCAAAAGCCAAGGAGGGCAGATGAAGTCGATCCAGTGGTCCGCTGTCATGCAATCGCTACTGCTAGTACGCCTCGGGCAGGAGCTGGGCACCGACTCACCTGCCGCCAGGGCCGTCGCCGCGGCCGTGGAAACGGCCCTCAAGTACGGGGGCATATTCTGGCCTTGACGGGTTCTAACCACGCCTCTACAACACCGCCCGTCAGTTCTAACCACGAATCGAAAAGGACTTCGACATGGACGTCGACAAGATGCCCGGCGACGCCGAGGCGGCCGCCGCAGCGGCAGGGATGCAGGAGACCTACGGCCACCACTACGCGGTCGGCGACCTGGTGAACGGCCGCAGCGGCGGCAAGGACTGGAGCGGCAGGATCACCGAGATCGACGGCGAGCGGCTGACGATCGAGGGCGACGGGTTCTGGCTGGCCGTCCAAGCCTCCGACGTGAGGTTCTGACATGGCACGACGCCCACACCATCGCTCGATCTGGGAGGGCACGGACCGCCAGAGCCGCGCCTACCACATGGCGAAGCTCACGGCAGCCGTCCGGGTGCTCGTGCGGCTCGTCCGGTCGCTGATCCAGCAGAGCCTCGGGCTCTACGGGATCTCCCCTGCCCTGGTCCTGGAGGCTCGCGCGGCCTGCGACGAGGTCGAGCCGTACATCGAGCACGCCTACGAGGAGGGCGACGAGTGACCCACGAGCAGATGAACGCCGCGGCGATCCTGGTCCTGGCGGGAGCCGTGGCCTGGTTCTGGACGCTGCTCGATCTCACGAACCATGACGGGCGGGACGGCGGATGCCGTCGCCGCGGATGCCGGCCGGAGGCCGGCTGGCAGGGATGCAACCACGCCCGGGGCTGCGACGGATCGCGGCCTCGGGATCTGACACCACCCCAGGAGAAGTGACGAATGGCGTTCAAGGTAGCAACGAAGGCGGCCGCGAAGCTGCGACTCGGTCTGATCGGCCCGGCCGGCAGCGGGAAGACCATGACGGCCCTGCGGATCGCAAGCGGCCTCGGTGGCCGGATCGCGGTGATCGACACGGAGCGTGGCTCGGCCAGCCTGTACGCCGGCGAGCGTGGCCTGGCGTTCGACGTGCAGGAACTCGACACGTACGAGGTCGAGCGGTTCATCCAGGCGATCCGCGACGCGGCCGAGGCCGGCTACTCGACGGTGGTGATCGACAGCTTGTCCCACGCATGGGCCGGCAAGGGCGGCATCCTGGAGTACGTCGACAACGCCGGCAAGCGGAACCAGGGGGGCGGGAACTTCGGGGCCTGGAGGGACGCGACGCCACGGCACAACGCCCTGGTAGACGCGATCCTCGGTGCGCCCATGCACGTGATCTGCACGCTGCGGTCTAAGGTCGAGTATGTCGTCGAGAACGTCGGCGGCCGCAATCAGGTCCGGAAGGTCGGCCTCCAGCCGGTTCAGCGTGACGGCCTGGAGTACGAGTTCACGGTCGTCGGCGACGTGAGCCAGGACCACGACCTGGTCGTGACGAAGACGCGGGCCGCGTGGCTGAAGGACGCGGTGATCCGCGAGGCCGGAGAGGATCTCGGGAAGAAGCTGGCCGCCTGGCTGTCCGAGGGCACCGCGGGGCCTGTCGGGGATGCGGCCGCTCCCCGTGCAAGAGTCGAGCCCGAGTCGGCACAGGCCCCGCCCCCTGACACCAGGGCCTCGGGCCGGCTGGTGGCTCGGGCACTTCTGCTGATCGGCAAGGCCGCCACCGCGTTCGAGTGCGACGAGCTGCGGGAGCGGATCGACGCGCGGCTGGTGGCCGGCGAGATCTCGAACGCCGAGGCCGAGGCACTGCTCGTGCAGCTCGACGCCAGGGAGTCGGCGATCCGCGCGAAGGAGGAGGCCGCCGATGCCGTGGCATGACACCTTTCCGGTGATGAAGCAGCTCGCGCGGCCCGGCCGCGACTGGTACTCGATCGGCGAGATCCGCGAGCTGCTCGTCCAAGACGGCCACCCGTACCCGACGGAGGGCCTGGTCAGGAAGTACGCGGCCGCCACCGGGCTCCCGGCCCCGGCGATCGTCTATCGCGTGTGCAGGTACACCCCCGCCCTTGTCCAGGCGATCCGCACCATCGCGGCCGCCCAGGCTCGGGCCATGCAGGAGGCTCGGTAATGGAGTGGTTCGAGGACTTCGAGGAGATCGAGACGCCAGCCGCGAAGCCGGCCCGGGACCGCGAGCTGGTCCCGGAAGGCGAGCACAGGTTCACGATCAAGCGGTCCGGCAACGAGGACGGAAAGTTCTCGGTCGCCCTGGCGGCCGACGACGACCGCTATGGCTGGGTGTGGGGCAGATTCCCGACGGACATCGGCTGGGGGCAGAAGCTGATCGTGTCGCTCGCGAAGGCCCTCGGCTACGCGGCCGCGCCGTGGAAGGAGGCGGATCCGGAGGCCCTGATCGGCCGGACGGTTCGCGCTCGGGTCTACCACCGAGTCGGAAACACGGGCCGGACGTTCGTGAACGTCGGCGAGTTCCTGCCGGACCCCGAGCAGCTCCTGACGCAGGCCGGACCGGCCCACACGAAGGCCAGGACGGCCGACCAGAAGTTCAAGGCCGAGCACCGGGACGCTCCCGGCGCGGCCGACGACATCCCGTTCTGACCACCAGGGCCACGGAGGGCTCCCGATGTTCGACGCTTCAGTTATTCAGCTTGTATTCCCGTTCCTGGAGGAACGGCGGCCCGGCCTCGTTGGCAACCGCGGACGGCGCGGCGGCGCGATGGTGCGGATCGTGGACCCCACGCCCACGGAGATCCGGCAGCGGGCCGCGATCATTCGAGCGGGGTGGACGGACGACGAACGGCGGCTCCGGATGGGGTTCGCCGAGGCGGTGGCGAGGCGGTGATGGCTGCCGTGAAGTCACAGCTCGACGCGATCTACGACCTGCCGATCTTCGCGGCGGCCAGGCCGACGGATCCTCCGACCTCGAAGGCTGCGGCGGCCCAGGCCCACGGGCTGGCCGCCGACCATCGGCGGCGGATCCTTGCGGCCCTGGAGGCCGGGCCGGCCGGCCAGACGGAGATCGCGGCACGGGCTGGGCTCGACAAGCACCAGGCGAACAAGCGGCTCGCGGAGATGCGGCGGGCCGGGCTGATCGAGAAGACGGGCCGCACGGTGCGGAACCCGGGGGGACGGAGTGAGGACGAGTACAGGACGACGGCGGCGTCTCGGTGACGTGCTGCCGGTGGTGTTTTTTGTTGCAACCAAAGACGGGAAGGTGATTCCATGATTTCAAAAGGAAAAGAAGGCGTGAACACGATCCAGCGGAGGATCACTCCTGAAGTCGCCGCGTCGCTGTTGACGACGAACGCGATGAACAGGCCGATCAGCCGGCAGCACGTGAGCAGGCTTGCCGAGTCCATGAAGCGCGGCGAGTGGGACTTGAACGGGGGCACGATCAAGGTCGCGTCCACGGGACGCCTGCTCGACGGGCAGCACAGGCTGTCGGCCTGCGTTGAGTCCGGATGTGCCTTCGACACTCTTGTGGTTTACGGGCTTCCCGAGACTGCATTTGCCACGATCGACCAGGCGAGCAGGAGTCGCAAGATCTCCGACGTACTGTCGATCGAGACTGGCGCGAGCATGAAGAACGTGGCCGCCGCGCTGGTCGTGCTGTACCAGTTTCGCGAGCTGGGCTGTATTCCTGCGTCAGGTGCCAAATCTACGGACGGGTTCTCGGTGGCAGTCGCCAGGGAGATGCTGAGCAAGCACCAAGGAATCGTCGACAGCGTTGCAGTTTCGAACACGATCCCGATTTGGAGGAACGCGCAGTGTGCCGCTGTGCATTACCTGTTCGGAATGGTTGACCAAGATCTCGCAAACGACTTCTCCGAGGTGATGCGTGGCGGTTCGAGTCAACTGAAGCGGCCTTTCAACGTGTTCCGCGAAGGGATCATTCGGATCCGCAGCAGCTCCGCAACGCCCAACCGTCGAGAGGCAGCCGCCAGGGCGATCAAGGCCTTCAATGCCGAACGCAGCGGCAAGAAGGTCGGGATTCTCACATGGCGGACGAACGAGGAGTTCCCGACCGTCGACGGCCTCGACTACAGCGCGATCTGACCGATGCCGTCTGACTGGCAGGAAGCCCGACGCCGCGAGGAGCTGGCCGCCCGCAAGGCGGCCCAGGAGGCGGCCCGAGATCCGGACATCGAACAGGCGACGATCGCCTACCTGGCCTACAGGGCGGCCGGGGGACAGGAACTTTGGGAGACGTTCAGGAGGAAGTGGTTCATGGACAGGAGGGAACCAGATGGCAGGTGAGTGGATCCCGTACGACGTATGCCTTCCACAGAAGCCCGAGGTGCTCGACCTCGTGGACCGGACCGGCCTGCCGACCGACCAGGTCGTGGGCCGGCTCGTGATGCTCTGGGGGTGGGCGTCCCTGAACTCCTCGGACGGGACCGCCAGGATCTCAATCCGGCTCCTGTCGAGGATCTGCGGGGGCGACGAATCGTTCTGGCAGGCCGTGCAGGACGTTGGCTGGATCGTGATCGACGCGGACAACGGGACCGTTGCTATCCCCGGATGGGATCGCCGGTTCTCAAAAGCCGCAAAATCACGGGCTCTGGCGACGGTCCGGCACCAGGCAGACAAGCTCGGGGGCGCGACGCGCCCCCAGCAGGGGCGCGCGGCGCCCCCACGAGGGGCGCGACGCGCCAGAGATAGAGGAGATAGAATTTCTTCTTCTTCCCCCCAGGAAGCTGCGCAGCCGGAGCCGGACACCGGCACCCCCGGCTGGCCCACGCTCCGGGAGGCCTGGCGGGCCGGCACGGGGCGTCCCTGGAAGCTCCCGGACCCGCCGGACCGGGTCGCCGACCGGCTGGCCGAGCCCGGCTGGTTCGCGAAGGCCCTCGCCGCGATCGAGGCCCTGCCGCGATGCCGCTACTTCGCGGACCCCGTGACGCTGCCGCAGCTCGTGGCCGAGGGGTTCGTCGACAAGGTCCTCGGGGGCCAGTTCGACAACCCGAGGCGGGCTGCCGCCGGCCCCGGCCGGCCGGACGACAGGCCACCGGCCCAGGGCTGGAGTGGTGACGACGCGGCCCGGTTCGAGGCGACGAAGGCGGCCCTCGCCGCGAAGATCAGGGAGGGCGCCGCGTAACTTCAGCGGCAGGGGCACCAGGGGGACAATGGGCGCGGCTCGACCCCTGGGAGGCCGCCCATGAAGACCCTCGATCTCGACGATGCCTGGGGACCGGACTGGGACCAGGAGGAAGGCGACGGGCTCCTCGTGGAGTTTCTCCGGTGCTGACCCAGGAGCAGCTCGCGCACATGGCCGCCGCGGCGTTCGCTCCCCACGAGGAGGACGTCCCGGAGAAGATCTGGGTCTCGGTCTACCAGGGCACGCCGTTCGTCCGCGCGGCCTGGGCCACGGGCCTGACCTGCCGGCGGATCGAGCGTCTGGAGGTGCTCCAGACGGCCCTCTCCGAGACGTTCGGAGTCGATTTCACGGCGGTCGCCTACTGGCACGACTACTCGTGGGCTGACGTGGACGCCCGCGAGGCGGCCCTCCAGCGTGTCCGCTAGAGCATGGAACCAGGCCGGCCGGTGCCCACGCTGGGGGCATGGCAGTCGTTCTCGACATCGTGATCCCGGGCCAGCCGGTCCCGCAGCCCAGGCCCAGGCTCTCGACCTGGGGAGGCCGCGCACGAGCCTACACGCCAGCCGACCACCCGATCCACGCCTACCGCCAGGCCGTTGAGCTGCTCGCGAAGGCCTCGGGGCCGGGGGCGACGGACGGCGGGTTCTCGGTCGAGATCGAGGCCGTCTACGCCAGGCCGCCGAGCCACTGGACGAAGGCGGGGCTCGCGTCCGGAGCCCCGGCCAACCCGGGCCGCAACCTGGGCGACTGGGACAACGTGGCGAAGGGTGTGCTCGACGCGATCACGGACGCCGGGACGGTGTGGCGCGACGACGCCCAGGTGATCGAGGCCGCGGTCCGGAAGCGGTTCGCGGCACGCAAGGAGGAGGCCCGGACGCGGGTGATCGTCCGGAGGCTGTGATGGCCGAGCTCCCGCCACAGTGCCGTCCGCAGCTCCTGACGCCCGACCAGGAGCGGATCGTCCGAGAGGCCCTCCTGGCCGGCTCGTCCCGTGACGAGGCCGCCTGGCTGGCTGGGATCTCGCGTCGCCGGCTCGACGCGCGGCTCCGCGATCAGCTCCGCGACGTTCGCGTAGGCCAGGGCCGGGGCGGCGGCGCGAAAGGGCGGGAGCCACCGAGCCCAGAGGAGATTGAGCGGATGTGCGAGGCGATCCGGTCGCGGTGGACGGACGCGATCCGTGCCCAGCGGCGCCGCAACTTCACCGGGCAACTACCCGAGGGATAGGTTCAAGGCATGGCAACCGTCTCGCAGCTCCCGGGTTCGATGAACGTCGCCCTCGTGCGTGGGGACGAGTTTTCGACCACGGTCGACGTAGAGCTCGAACTCTCCGGCTACCAGTTCGCCGCCAAGGTCTTCTCCCTGCTGACCGGTGAGCAGCTCCAGGTGCCGAGCGTGGCCTACGTCGGGCCGGCACTCGATTCGCTCGGGAACCCGGTGGCCGGCTGGTCGCGACTGAGCGTGGCGATGTCGGAGACGCAGACCGCCGCGATGTCGACGGGGACGTATGGGTTCCGGATCGCGTGGACGGCTCCAGGCGACGCGAAGCGGACGGCCCTGGCCGGCGTCTGCGAGGTGCGGGCATGACCGTTACCGTCGTGGCGACGGAGTCACCGATCAAG